ATTAGACCCAGTAATTTATAAACAATATACTTTTGAAAAATTTAAAGAAGGAAATACTGGAAAAAACTTTACAGTAGATGAACCGAAGTTTAATTTTCAGAAACCAGACTTTTTCGCAAAACGTGAAAATTCTAAAAACCTGAAAAAGTTGGATTTACCTAAAGCATCTGAAAATCCAGCATCAAAATTATATTTGGAAAAGAGAAAATTGAATCCGGATAAATTTTATTATAGCGACAAATTTAAGGAGTGGACTAATTCTCTTCAACATACATTCGACAGTACAGAAAGAGATGAACCAAGGATTATCATTCCCCTGTTCTATCAAAATACTTTAGTCGGATTTCAGGGAAGAGCACTTGGTCCAAATAAGATTAAATACATTACTGTAATGCTAAATGAAGATGCCCCAAAAATCTATGGTCTTGATGAAATACAAAAAACTGAAACTGTCTACATTACCGAAGGTCCATTTGACTCAACATTCATTCGCAACTCGATTGCTTTATGTGGAGCTGATGGTAATGTTAGTAAGTGGGGTATTGACGATCCTGTTTGGATTTACGATAATGAACCACGTAATGCAGAAATCCACTCAAGAATCTCCCGCGTTATTGACAGAGGAGAAAGGGTCGTTATCTGGCCTTCATCAATAAAAGAAAAAGACATTAATGAGATGGTGCTATCTGGACTGAATGTTCAATCTGTGATAGAATCTAACATATATTCTGGATTAGAAGCAAAATTAAAATTTACCACTTGGAAGAAAATATGAGCAACGGAACCAAAGTAAAGAAGCGAGATGGTCGCATTGAGTCTCTTGACCTAGACAAGATGCATTTGATGGTTGAAGAGGCGTGTAGGGGTCTTGCAGGCGTCTCTGCAAGTCAAGTTGAGATGACCTCTGGTATTCAATTTTATGATGGAATCTCAACTGGAGAGATTCAAGAAATTCTGATTCGCTCTGCCTCTGATTTGATTGATCTTGATCATCCAAATTATCAGTATGTTGCTGCTCGTCTGCTTCTTTTTGCAGTTCGCAAGCAACTTTATGGAAAGATGAGGGAACTTCCTACCCTTGAGCAGCACATTTACAATTGTGTAAATGCTGACGTTTATGATAATGAAATTTATACTAAGTATTCAAAGGAAGAGATTGAAAAAGCTAATTCTTATGTTGATCATGACCGCGACTTTCTATTCACTTATGCAGGTTTACGTCAAGTCGTTGACAAGTACCTTGTGCAAGATAGAAGTAGTGGAGGTGTATATGAAACGCCACAATTTATGTACATCATGATTGCTCTGACAATCTTTGCAGAGTATCCAAAAGAAACCCGTATGTCATATGTTAAGAGGTACTATGACGCAATTTCAAAACATAAGATCAACATTCCCACGCCTATCATGGCAGGGGTTAGAACTCCACTTCGACAATTTGCTAGCTGTGTTCTTGTTGATGTTGATGACACCCTCGATTCTATCTTTAGCTCTGATATGGCAATTGGTAGGTATGTTGCACAGAGGGCGGGAATCGGCATCAACGCAGGTCGAATCCGTGGCATCAACAGTAAGATCAGAGGTGGAGAAGTTCAACACACAGGTGTTGTCCCTTTCCTCAAAAAGTTTGAAGCAACTGTCCGATGCTGCACTCAAAATGGCATCCGAGGTGGATCAGCAACTGTCCACTTCCCAATCTGGCACCAAGAAATCGAAGACATCCTAGTGCTGAAAAACAATAAAGGTACGGAGGATAATCGTGTTCGCAAACTTGACTATAGCATTCAAATCAGCAAACTCTTCTATGAGAGGTTCATTCAGGACGGTGAGATCACGCTTTTCTCCCCACATGATGTACCTGGACTATATGATAGCTTCGGACTCTCTAGTTTTGATGATCTCTACGTTTCGTATGAGAAAGATCCGTCCATTAAGAAAAAGACTGTTAAAGCACAGGAACTTATTCTTAACCTTCTCAAAGAACGTGCGGAAACGGGTCGAGTCTATATTATGAACATTGATCATTGTAATTCACACTCTTCATTCAAGGATAAGGTGAATATGAGCAATCTCTGCCAGGAGATTACTCTTCCCACAGATCCAATTCAACATATTGATGATAATATGGGTGAGATTGCTCTTTGCATTCTTTCTGCAATCAACGTTGGTAAAGTGAAGTCTGATGAAGAACTTGAAGAACTTTGTGATCTTTCTGTTCGTGGTCTTGATGAACTGATTGATTATCAAAAATATCCAGTAGTTTCTGCAGAGATTGCTACAAAAGCACGTAGATCTCTTGGAATTGGTTTTATTGGTCTTGCACATTATCTTGCTAAACTTGGATTCAACTACGATTCTCAAGAAGCATGGGATGCTGTTCATGGACTTTCTGAGTCCTTCCAGTACTACCTTTTGAAAGCATCAAATCAACTTGCAAAAGAAAAAGGTCATTGTGAATACTTTGGTCGTACTAAGTATGCTGACGGTATTCTTCCAATTGATACTTACAAAAAGGATGTAGACGAAGTTTCTTCTATTGCATATGAACACGATTGGGAATCTCTTAGGACATCAATCCTGGAACACGGTCTCAGGCACTCAACACTGTCCGCACAGATGCCATCGGAGAGCAGTTCCGTTGTGTCAAACGCAACTAATGGAATCGAGCCTCCCAGAGATTATCTGTCCGTTAAGAAGTCAAAGAAAGGTCCGCTTAAACAGATTGTTCCCCAGTATCATACCCTTAGGAACAATTATACGCTTCTTTGGGAGATGCCTAGCAATCGTGGTTATATTAATATTGTTGCAGTTATGCAAAAGTTCTTCGATCAAGCAATTTCTGGAAACTGGTCCTATAATCCAGAAAATTACCCAGATAATGAAGTTCCTACTTCAGTAATGGCGCACGATATGCTTTACTCATATTCTGTTGGTTGGAAAACAAGTTATTATCAAAACACTTATGATATTAAAACTGATGAAGTAGTTGAGGAAAAATCAAATCTTCAATCACTTCTTCAAGAACTTTCTGGTGCTGAAGAGGAAGATTGCGAAAGTTGTAAAATTTGAAGTTTATTAAATATACTATGTGAGGGAGCAGGTATGGAGTTTAAAATTTCTTCCACAGAAGAACCACAAACGAATATTAAAGGAATGACAGTTTTTAATACTGAACAAGTGAATACCAAAAAACAGCCAATGTTTTTTGGTAAACCACTTGGAGTTCAAAGGTATGATTCTTATAAGTATCCAGTATTTGATAAATTGACTCAACAACAACTTGGATACTTTTGGAGACCTGAAGAAATCTCTCTTCAAAAAGATCGTGGAGATTATCAAATTCTTCGTCCAGAACAAAAGCATATTTTTACTTCTAACTTGAAGTATCAAATTATGCTTGATTCTATTCAGGGTCGTGGTCCTGGAATGGCATTCATTCCATATTGTTCTCTTCCTGAACTGGAAGCGTGTATGGAAGTGTGGGGATTTATGGAAATGATTCACTCACGTTCATACACCTACATCATTAAAAATGTCTATTCCGACCCAAGTGAGGTGTTTGATAAGATTGTAACCGATGAGCGTATTCTGGAACGTGCTAAGAGTGTTACAGAGTCATATGATGACTTTATTCAATCATCTCAACAGTATGGTGCATCTGATACTTGGATACACAATCTCGAAGGAGTATCATACGCAAAGGAAACACTCAATGACGTTAAAAGAAAACTCTATAGAGCAATCGCAAATGTTAATATTCTTGAAGGTATTCGCTTCTACGTTAGTTTTGCTTGTAGTTTCGCCTTTGGTGAACTTAAGTTTATGGAAGGATCCGCTAAGATCATCTCTCTTATCGCAAGAGATGAAAACCAGCACTTAGCAATCACTCAAAACATTCTTAATAAGTGGAGAGACGGTGATGATCCTGAAATGAAGCAGATTGCTAAAGAAGAGGAAGAGTGGGTTTACAAGATGTTTGATCTTGCTGTAAATGAAGAGAAGAAGTGGGCAGATTATCTGTTCAAGGATGGATCTATGATTGGTCTTAATGATAAACTTCTTCAGCAGTATGTTGAATGGATTGCCAATCGTCGTTTGAAGGCGATTGGTCTTAAACCACAATATGATATTTCAGCAAACAACAATCCTCTTCCTTGGACTTCTCATTGGTTAAATTCTAAAGGTCTTCAAAACGCACCTCAAGAAGTGGAGATTGAACAATATTTAATAGGAGGCATCAAACAAGATGTTACCAAAAATACTTTCGCAGGATTCCAACTATGATGAGTGGTGTGAGCAGGAAATTATGAATGCTTATAAAGAGGCAGCAGAATGTGATGAATATCTCTTTGGTGATTATGACTATTGTAAAGAATGGTTAGGTATTTCTACTGATTAATATTATACATAGAGGAGGACACACCTCCTTTTTTTATGTCTAAAAATAAAATCACAAAGGAAGAACTTAAGGTTCGAGTATTTAAATTAAAAACGCAATTGCAAAATGATCATACCTGGTATTCTAATCCCAAGGATATTGCAAATAAATATCTGAATGCAGTTCTTGATGTGTTAGATGAGTACAGATATTGACTATGAAAACCCTTGGAACTATAATGGAATTCCCTTTACGAGTTCGGATATTGGAGATTATTTTGGGTTTGTTTATTTGATAGAAAATAAACTGAATGGTAGAAAATATATTGGAAGAAAGTATCTTTGGCAGTTTAGAACTCCGAAAGGTAAAAAAAGAAAGGTAAAAACAGAATCTAATTGGAAGGATTACTATGGGTCTTGTCCGGAACTTAAAGAAGACATTGACAAATTTGGTAGACAAAATTTTAGTCGAACTATCTTATCATTACATAAAACAAAGGGCAAAACAAACTACGAAGAGACAAGACAACTTTTCGTTAGAAATGTCCTCATCGAAGGACTTGACAACGGAGAACCAGCGTTCTATAATTCCAATGTCTTGTCAAGATACTTCAGAAAAGATTACTATGGAAACTTGGATTGAAAGTGAACCTGTAGCACAAGTCCGTGAGTGGGCAATCAATAAAATTGAACTCCTTCATGATGCAGATCGACATAGAAATGCTCAGGCACTTCTTGCAGAGTTTGATGAGTGGATTAATATTCCCGAAGGAACTGAGGAAATTGATTATCTTTGTATTGAAGAAGAAGGTTGGACTGACGAGGAAGAATTGGATATTCGGTAAACCAACCCATTGACAAATCCTAAATAAAAACTTATAATGTTAAAATCCCTGTTATGAGCAGGGTTTTTTATTATGAGATCTTGATTTTGATTTAGAGCCGTGGGGTCTGCCCTCTGAGAAGAGGGAAGTGCGCTTTCCCTATACGGATGTAGAGTTCAATTAAATTTAATGCAAAACTTCTTTACTGTAGCCCTGCCCCTTCTGGCATCGGTTACAACCATTTCGGCAACACTGCCATCATCTGCAAGTGCTCCTTCATATTCCATTATTAAGGAGTTTGAAACAGAGAAGACAGCGATCCTAGAGGTTGCTCCCGAAAAGCCAAAAGAGAAAAGGCTAATTTGTAAAGGGTGTAATGAACACGAAAATACTACTCTTGCTTTCTTTCAAGAGCGTGGTATAAAAGATAAAAACGCCCTTGCCACCATCATGGGCAATATTAGGCAAGAATCTACATTTGTACCTAATATTTGTGAAGGTGGCGCTAGGACATCATATGGTGCGTGTGGAAGAGGTTATGGACTCATCCAGTGGACTTCTGCGAACCGTTATTATGGTTTAGGTGATTTTGCTCGCAAGTTCGGTGGTTCCCCATCATCACTTGATACACAACTTCGTTATATGACTACCGAAATTCAATGGAAACAAATTGAAGATAGAATGAAGACTCCTGGAAAATCTATCGATCGTTATATGGATTACGCATATTCCTGGATCGCGTGGGGCCACCATGGAGCAAGAACACAATATGCTTATGATTATGCATCTCGTCTTATTCCAATTGAAGTTGAAGTAGAAAAAATTTAATAAACTATTAGGGGGAGTGTAAAAACTCCCCTTTTTAGTATAAAAAATACATATATACTTAATCCTAATTATTTTTTGAGGAGTATTATGTCTGAAACGGTACAACAAATTACTGATGCATTTGCGACTTGGCAAAATGAAGATGAAAAATTTGTAAATGGAAATAGTTCTGCAGGAACTCGTGCTCGTAAAGCACTTCAAGAACTGACAAAACTTGCAAAAGCAAGGAGATCTGAAATTTCTGAAGAAAAGACTTCACGCAAAGAAGCAAAAGCAACAGCGTAATAAAACGTAATAAATAAAAGGGAGTAAGTTTTACTCCTTTTTTAATGCCCGAAAATTTACCAAAAGAACCAGAAGATATAATCAATATCGCATCTAAAGCAGGTTATTTAAAAGTAAGTACTGATATAGGTGAAATTAAGTTAAATTCCTACAATCAGGTTGAAATACAACCAAAAGGAACTGTATTTGGTGCTAAATTAAAGGTTGAGGAAAATGGAGAAGTTTCTCCAATGATTACTTTTGATACAAAAAAACTCAGAGATCCAAAAAAAGATATAGATCCAAAACAAATGTTAGATGATGCACTAGAGAATTTTTGGAATGAACAAGGACAAGTTTAATATTTTTGAATTTAAATTTGGTAAAGAGAAAAAACCTTTAAAGGAATGGATAAAAATAGGTGCGATTATTCACGGATCCTTAGATATGGTTTCTTTGATACCAGGAATTGAAAAACGAAAGGTTTTTAATTTTATAGATGAATTGCAACTTAAAATGGGTACGATTGATATTATTAATGATTATGTCATTCAAGATGAAGAGTTGTTGAAATATCGTATAGATAGAGTTATTGATAAATCTTTGGAGGAATTTAATGATTAAACTTTTCACTATTAGAGGTGGAAAAGTTAATGTGCTTGGTATTACCAAAGCAATGATAATGGCAATTATTACATCTGGTATTGTAGTTTCTATTTCTGCATATTTTAAAATTTCTGAAGATGAAATTTGGAAATTCATAGTACTTATACAACAACAATTTGGAATTGAATTTGGAGAAGATCTAAATCAGAAATTTAGAAATGAAGAGAAGTTATTAGATTTTATCATCAAGAACAAAGTAGATCAAGCCATATATGAATATGAACGCTTGACAGGAGACTATGGAACACCTAGAATACCTTTGCCACGGTTGATAGAGAGTCCTATAGATACTTCTAAGTGTTACACTGAAGAGTGTAAGAAACTTGGGGGAGAAATGAGACTCTGTGCTCCATGGCTTGACACCTGTAAACCAGAGTAGTAGAATACTCTCATGGGCATCGGGGTTCCAACCCTCGTTTAAGACCCACACCTCCCATGCCTCTCAACGATGCACAAACAGGGAGGTCTCTTGCCTCAGTAACTCAGTGGACTAGAGTATCCGCCTTCTAAGCGGTTAGCCGTTGGTTCGAATCCAACCTGAGGCGCCAGGGGAATTAGTTAAACGGTATAACGGGTGCTTTGCAAGCACTTATTAGCAGTTCGATTCTGCTATTCTCCACTTGACTTTTTGAGAAAAAAGTCTTATAAATAAAAACACTTAGGTCGAAAACAATGTCTAACCAAATGAACAAACAGTTTATTACAAGCGATTGCCGCTATTGGCATATCGAGGGTTCTCCCCTGTTTGCGAATATGGAAAGACATATGTAAGATGTAATCCATAAAAGCAAAAGAAAGGGGAGAGAAACCAAAAGTTTCCTCCCCTTTTTCTTGTCTGTGCCACTTTCCTAAGTGCCCACCAACTTCCCTCCAGAGTTTAAATGGTGGTATTCTATACAAGTGGTTGAGAGACCACACCGAACATCGACAATTCAATATTTTCCACATTAATGGGTTTGTAACTCAGTAGGTAGAGTAGCGGGCTTTTAACCTGTAA